AACTGGTAGTTATTCTTTAACTATTAATGCGGGTACATCGGGTACTCCTATTACGTTAACTACTACAGCGGCAGACGATATAACAAATGGTTGGGGATTAATCTCTAATCCACAAGGTAAGCAGTATAATATATTTGGACCTACTGAGTGGGGTGATTCAGGTACAGCAAGTACATACTTTGATGAATCTGACTCACAGATAACATTGATTGGTACAGGTATAACTGCTGATAACTTTAACATGCGTACTGTATGTAACTCTACAGGTACTAACCTATTTAAATTAAATAACTGTGTGATGGTTAACTTAGGTGCTGTAGCTAACTGGGATTTCTCAGATACTAATTCAAATACACTAAGTATTACTAATACTCAGTTTGTAGATAATGGTACATTCCTATTTCCGGTAACTGGTGGAACTTTGCGAGAGTGTACAGATACTACTTTTGTTAATTGTGGACAAGTGAACCAATCAACATGTTCCTTCTTACGTAATACGTTTGTTGGTACTACTGATGCGACTGGTGCACTACTAGCTAATAATAATTTAGATGCTATGACATTTACGACCGATGGTAGTGGACATGCAATATATATAACAACACCTGGAACTTATACTTATACTAATAATTCATTTGATGCAGCTTATGGAGCAGATACCTCTACTGATGCTGTTGTTTACAATAATTCAGGTGGTGTTGTAACTATTAATGTAAATAGTGGAGACTCACCAACATATAGAAATGGTGCTTCAGCAACTACCACGATTGTCTCAGGTGCCGTAACAGTACAAGCATTTGCAACACTTAAAGATGGTACTCCAGTAGAAAGTGCTCGAGTATACTTAAAAGCCTCTGATGGTACAGGTCCCTTCCCCTTTGAGGATAGTGTGACTATTACTCGTTCAGGGACGACTGCTACAGTCGCACATACAGGTCATGGAATGTTGACTAATGATAAGGTGGCTCTAGCAGGGATAACAGATAAATTGACGGATAATGGAACTGTATTTCAGATTACAGTTACTACCGCTAATAATTATACTTATACGACTACAGATTCCGGTTCAACAAGTTATACAGGTACAATAACTTCTACCTTTGTTGCTTTAAATGGACTAACAAACGCCAGCGGTATTTTAAATACATCAAGGGTATATGGTTCAAACCAACCCGTTGTAGGCTGGACACGAAAATCAACTTCAGCTCCATTCTTACAAGAAGGTGTTTTAGTTGGTGAAGTGAATAGTTCAACAGGATTTTCTGGAGTCGCGGTAATGCTAACGGATGAATAATGGCTAAAATTGCAGGAACAACAATACAGAGACATTTATCTCCTCGTATCGTAACTTTCCCTGTTGCTGAAACAGAGGTTACTGTTGCAGATGTGCAAGACACATTGCAAGATATTGAAGATGATGAAGATATTGAAGATGATGAACTAAGTATCCCTTGGCCTAAGTTGAGGGTTACAACAGGTGACCAAGATTTAGGTGGTGGTGTATCTGTTGGGTTAACAATGCAATTACAAAATGCTCAGTTAGCCTTTGCTCCTAGAACTACTAATAAAGAAGAAGGTACAGTAACTACTGCTAATGCAGTAGGGACTACTTTAATAGATAGTACAGCACTATTTATTACTAAAGGTGTTAATCCTGGAGCTACAGTTGTTAATTTTACTGATCAGTCAGTTAGTACTGTTATATCTGTAGACTCTGAAATTCAGTTAACTATGTATAGTTTAAGTGATGGTACGGATAATCAATGGGATAGTGCTGATGTATATAAGATATGGAACGAAGATCAAGTAGAAGTAACAGGTGGTAATACAGTAGCTGTTGATACAGGTGGTAATACGATATCAGCTGTCTTTCCTACATTTGGAACGCAAGTACTTAAGACTTCTTCATCTTCTGCAACATCTACTAGTCAAGTGGATATTGAATATGCTTCTTATGCTGGTGCAATTAATATTGATTCGATCAATGGTGATACAGCAAGTAATGGAGCAACAGGTAGTGTACGTAGTCCATTTAGTACCTTAGCAGATGCTCTGATAGAAGATGCATCTAGAGGCTTTGGTAGATTAAGATTTTTTAATGACTATACTTTCGGCGCAACCGATGATATAGATAATTATGAAGTAACAGGACAACATATAACTGATACTATACTTACCTTCACTGCAGGATGTTCTACTTCCAATGTATATGCATCAAGTTGTACCTTAACAGGAGCAATGGATGGTACTGTTAATGCTAAGGAAGTTCTATTCAGTGATGTTACTGGTATAGGTGGAACTACTACTGCTATGGTATGGGAGTTTTGCCTGTTTCAAGGAACAACTGTCCTTCAAGCAAGTAATACAGTTCAACTTACTTTCGTTGAAGGACACTCAAATGTAGCGGGAACAAATACATTTATACTTGATTTAAATGGTACTATTACTCCATTAAAGATTAGTGGATATGTTGGAGGCTTTGAACTTACAAATAAAACTCAAGCCGTTAGTAGTTCGATTGATATGAATGGTCACTTCATACTTAATGGTACAAATACAGCAGGATCTGTAACATTACGTGGTAGTGGTAAGAAGTCTTTATCTCCTAATGGTACTACGATTGATCATAGACATTATTTATCAGGTGATGAGTTCAAGAATATACAATCTGCTATTGAATTACTTATTCCTGAACAAGCATCTATGGGTAATATTTGGTATGTTGATCCCGTAGGTGGCCTAGATACTAATGTTGGTACAGATAACGATAGAGCCTTCAAAACAATTAACTATGCTGTAAGTCAGGCGGAAGATAATCATGGTGATGTTATCTTTGTATTGGCACATGATGTTGCCGAGGTAGAAATTGATGAGAATGTTGTTATAAATAAAAACAATATATCAATACGAGGCTCAGGGCATAATGTCCATATACATCCATCTGTAACGGGTAGTAGTACTATAACAATTACAGGAAATAATGTCAGCTTTAATAACCTTACGGTACATACGCCAGTGGGTGGTACTGATGATGCAATGGTATTTACTGGTGCTACGAACTGCTCAATAAAAGATGTAAGGATTGAAAATGCGACAGGACGTGGATTAGTATTAAATGCTGGCTGTGACAAACTACAAATGAAAAATTCATTTATAGGGTACTCAGGGTCACATGGGGTAGAAGTAACAGATTGTCACGACGTAACGATCTCTGTTACACATATTGATACTAATGGTGGAGATAATATTAAACTTAATTCAACTACAGATGGAGATTTACATGAGGTTGCTTTCCGCAACTGTATAATTCATGAGGCTGGTGGATGGGGTGCTAATATAGGAACCGGTTGTGAAACAGTACAGTTCTTTGATAGATGTAAGTTTATCTTGAATACTACTGGTGATATTAATGATAATGGTATTACTACATATAATGAGGCAGATAATATATCTGACGAAGTGTGGATTAATGGTAAGGCATTAACATTACCTAAATACTTAGGCTTAAAATAAAAAACATGGAAGTTTTAAACATAAATTAGTGTATAGTATTACGCAATAAAAATAAAAAGGTATACAATGACTGAAAAGACAATACACGTTCCGGATTACGATGGAAGTGACCGAAGATTAAATGCAGACTGGCATCAAACAAAAGGATTGTCTTTATCAATAATAGGATTATTATTAGTAAACATAGTATCTACTGTTTGGTGGGCAGCCACTTTAACTAATGATGTAACACAAATTAAAGAAGCCCCAGATCTACTGGAAAGAGTAATTAAGTTGGAAGGTAAGTTAGAAGCTTATGATACAGTACTTACTAGACTATTATCAGTAATAGATAAACTAGATAATACAGTAGATAGAATAGATAGAGAACAAGCTAAGCGTGGTCCTATTGTGTATAAGAAGAATAAAAGGAATTAAATAAAATGGATTTAAAAAGAGATGAGATTAAGTATGTAAGGGATTTATCCAAGAGCGCGTATAAAAAAGCAAATGCTTGTTATATATGTGGTGCGGAAGAAGAATTACAATTTCATCACTTTTATTCAATGACTTTGCTTTGGGCAAAGTGGAAGAAAGATGAAGGTATACGTATTAATAGTGTGGAAGATATATTAAAGTATCGTGAGATTTTTAAAGAAAAATTTCAAGATGAAATATATAATAAAACTATTACGTTATGTAAGTTTCATCACATGGATAGGCTACATAAAGTCTATGGAAAAGTACCAGCACTAATAACAGCCCCTAAACAGGAACGTTGGTGTGACAAACAAAAAATTAAATTTCAGGAGAAATAAATAATGGCAATACAATCAAAAAGCAAAGATAAACTTTTAGTAATGAAAGACAAGGTTTCAGTAGAAGCTACAGCAGCAGTTTTAGTTGGTGGAACAAATATCTTAGCAACTACTACATACTCTATACCAGCATATGATGAAAATGGTAACATTTTAGGCTACATCGCGTTATTTGATACAGCTACTCTAGTATAAGGTTAGTATCATGGTTAAATGGATAGATAGTATATTAGAAAAACTAAATCCAGCTCAGCCAGAAATAGTAGACGATTTTGGGCAAGATATCGCACCCTCAAAGAATCACTATAATAACCAGAAGGCTTATAACACAGTTGGTACTGTTGGTAGAGGAGTTGATTTAATAGTTGATTCCGCGGCTGGCATTAAGATCGATGTTGGGGAAATACAAGATTGGTTCACTTCTGAAACAAGAATTCGGAAGAAAAAACTAAATCAGTTACTCAATTTCAGACCTAATCCGTATCATAGTGCAGATGTATTTTTTAGAAATATATACACAGATTTAGTACTTGAAGGAGATGCATTTATATACTTTGATGGTGTATATTTATATAATCTTCCAGCACTTAAAACTGAAATTATTACGGATAAGAAAACTTATATAAAAGGATATACATATGGAAATACTTCTTTTAAACCAAATGAAGTAATACATATTAAAGAAAACTCTGGAGATTCCATATATGAAGGAAAATCTAGATTAGATTCAGTGAAAGCAAACATTAACTTATTAATGAGTATGAATGACTTTCAGAAGAATTTTTTTGATAACTCAGCAGTACCTGGTATTATTCTTAAAACTCCTAATCCTTTATCGGATAGAGTTAAAGATAGAATGGTTCAGCGTTGGATGTCAAAATATAACCCGCGTAGTGGAGGCAAAAGACCACTAATATTGGATGGTGATTTCTCAGTTGAATCATTGTCAAAATATAACTTTAAGGAACTTGATTTTTCCGAAAGCATTAAGACGCAAGAAAGCGCGATACTTAAAGCTTTAGGTGTTCCACCGTTATTACTAGATTCTGGTAACAATGCAAATATTAATCCAAACTTAAGAATGTTTTACATTAACACAGTAATGCCGTTAGTAAATAAAACTATACAAAGCTTGGAATACTTCTTTGGCTATGATTTAAAAGCTATAGAACAAGATGTATTAGCACTACGACCAGAACTTAGAGAATCTGCCAATTATTTTAGTACTTTAGTTAATGCTGGTATTATAACTAGAAATGAAGCTAGAGATAAATTGAGATTTGAAGTATCAGATAGTGAAATAGCTGATGATTTAATACTTCCTGCTAATATAGCTGGTAGTAATGTAGATTCAACACAAGGAGGAAAACCTCCCAGTAAAGAGGACCCTTAAATTATGAAGATAAATAAAAATATGCACCTTACATCAACATTTAAAGTGAAAGCCATAAGTGAAGATAAAGAGAGTGTGAAAATTGAAGGATATGCAAATACCACTACTAAAGATAGAGCTGGTGATGTAATTATTGAAGAAGCATGGGCAAAGGGAGGATTAGATAATTATCTTAAAAATCCAATTGTACTTGCTTTTCATAATCACGAGAAACCTATCGGAGAAGTTACTGAGTATAGCATTAATCAACAAGGTCTACGAGTTGTAGCAGAAATCAGCAAGTCCGCTGGTGATGTTTATAACTTAGTAAAAGAAGGAGTACTAAAAGCTTTTTCAGTAGGGTTTAGAGTCAAAGATGCCGACTATGATTCTGAAACTGATATCTTTGTTATCAAAGATCTCGAACTATTTGAAATTTCAGTAGTTAGTGTTCCAGCAAATGCCGAATCTGTATTTTCTGTAAAGAAAGCCTTTGAAGACGAAAACGAGTATAGTAAGTTTAAACACTTATTTAATAATGAAAATATCCAGGATCCAGAAGTAACTAAAGCAGTTATAGAAGATACTGAGAATAAAGGAGAAGAACCTGTGGATAAAGATAAACTTTCTTTAACGCCTCAAGAAATTGAAAAATTGCAAAAAGATGCAGTTGAAAAAGCATTTGCTGCTAAAGCGGCTGACGATAAGAGAAAAGAAGAAATTTCAACTATCGCAACTAACGCTGGAACATCCGGTGCAGAACTATTAATAAAAGAACTAGAAGATAGACTTTTAGTAAAAGAAAATACAGTACAGGAAACTTTAACAAGTTTACAAACTGAACTTAAAGAAAAACAAGATGAAATCATTAAGCTAACTAATAGCAAAATGACTTTCCAAGATAAACGCTCAAACGTTCAAGTTAAGCAAGCTGAAATCGATAAATTCGTTTTAACTTCTACAATTATGAACAAGAGTATTGCAGAATTAGATGCATATAAAATGTATGTTGAAAAAATCGGTGATCACTTAGGTGGTATGGATTCTGGTGGTGCTGGAGACGGTAGTGACTGGGAAACTTTATTCTCAACTAGTTTATATGAAGATATGAAGGATAAATTAGTAGTAGAACCATTGTTTAACAATAGAGTTACAATGAATTCTAGAACTTTAGTATTCCCATACAATCCAGAAGCAGGACACGCATCTTGGGTAGCTGATACAGCATATAAATCTACAAATGGTGATTCATCTGGTGTTGCTAGAACACATTTACCAGGCGATAATCTATTAAAAGCTGAGAAATTAGCTTCTAAAGAATATTTAGGTTATGAAGAAGAAGAAGATTCAATCATCGCGATTGCTCCTATTGTTCGTAATGCTATTGTTCGTAGAATGTCTCGTACAACAGATACTGAATTACTTCGTGGTAATGCTGGTGTTGAAACTATTGCTGGTCAAACAGGTTTAGCTTTAATTACAGGTGTTGCAACTTTCGCAACAGATAATAGTGCTTCAGTAACTCAAGCTGGTGTATTTGGTGCAGCTAATCCAGTTACTATTGCTGACTTACAAGCTACACGTAGAAAAATGGGAGCTTACGGTCTTAATCCTAGTGAAGTTGTTTACTTAGTTAACGAAAGCGCGTATTACGATTTAATGGATGATCCTGATTTCCGTACTATGGATTTAGTTGGCGAAAATGCTACTATCTTACGTGGTCAAATTGGTTCCGTTAATGGTTCTCCAGTAATTATATCAGATACATTTGCTACTGCAGCAATTGGTACAGTAGCTGCTGTTGCATTAAATGCATCACATTACTTATTTGGTGAATTACGTGGTATGAGAGTTGAACGCGACGTAGATATTGAAAACCAAAAGAACGTTTTAGTTGCTACTCGCAGATTTGCGTTTAATGAATTAATTCCAGGAGCTACAAGCTCTGCAGCATTAATTTACCCAGCATCATAAGATAACAATAAACCTTTTTAGGTTTATTTTTGAGCTGCTTAATTTGGCTTAGGTCGGGGGTGTAAAAACCCCCTACCCTTTTTAAGGATAACAATGGCAATTATAAATTTAAGTACATATAAGAAAATGAAAGGTATTACAAGTACAACTAAAGATGTAGAAATTTCACAGTCAATAGCTGCTGTTAATTCATACATACCAAGTTACTGTAATAGAGAATTCACAGCTTATTATGCTACTGACAAAACAGAATACTTTGATGGTGTAAGAAACAAGGAATTATTTCCAGATGTATACCCATTAGTATCAATAACAACGGTTAAGGTTTCCACAGATGGTGGACAGACTTACCCAACTACGTTGGCGGAATTTACCGACTATGTAGTAGATTTTAAAAACTCAAGTGTAATATCTAACGTAGACTGCTTCGTAAACTCAGATATACCTATCAACAGTGTTGAAGTTATATATAAAGGAGGTTACGTAAAGGTTCCAGAAGATTTACAACTGGCTGCAGCACATTTAGTGGAATACTACTTGGAAGAACAATATACACCTAAGAAAGCTTTCTCAGGTGTTAGTGTAGAGAATGTTAGCATTTTAGATAATAGTGCTAGATTACCAGCACACGTTAGAAGGATTTTAGAGCATTATAGATCTCTAAATATGTAATATGCCAAAATCAAAGATAACTAAATCAAAACCTAGTATTACAGGAACTTCAGATGGTGAAGCAACTAAAATAGCTTTGTCAGACTATGTGAAGAAGTTCTCTAAACAAGAACTACCTGCAGCTGAGGAGTTATCAAGCATACTAGAAGCGTTCCCACTTAGTTACTTAGATTTAAGAGACAAAGCTTTTAGGGAGATGATAGGGTTTTCTAATTCTATTATAAGTAACTCTGAAAATGTAGATGAAGAATCTTTTGATAATACACAAACTTTTTTAAAACAGGAAGCTATTGCTTGGGAAGCATTACAAGCTTTAGGCAGTGATGCTGTATTTAATTCTAAAGATCATACTTTACAAACCAGCGATATATCAACATCTTTATTAAGGTTAAAAATTATAGAGAAAAACTGGCCTAAATCTAAAATGACTGCAACTATGGCTAAGCAACTTAAAACTGCTATGGTTATATTAAATAAGTTAAAGAACATTACATACCAACAAGCTGTATCCTTAGGATATGGTAAAGGAGGTTCTAAAGGTGGAAAAATACAACCCTCATTAACAGATATGGAAGCTCTTATGAGTCTAGCTGACTCACCCCATAAGATAGTAATGAAAACTGTTAGAAGTAGTTATATAGATTCTAAAAAAGGTATAGGTTCGGTACATATAGACTGGGAAGATGCTTCATTAAATAGAGTGAAGGGTAGATTATCTAGATCAGTAAATGCACAAATTGATAAAGTGTTTGGAAAACCCTCTAAAAATACTATAAGTTATCTAGAGAAAATGAATATAATGGATATAGAATCCTCACCCTCATTCCTTTTAGATATGGAAGCTTATATTACTACGGCGCTGCTAGGTAAGAAAATAACTAAGTATAAACGTAAAACAGTTAGTAAGACTCAGTATAAGTTATCAAATAGAAACAAAGTAAAAAGGGCTAAAAGACAACTAGAAGGTAAAGTACTACCAAAGCTACCAACAATTAAAAATATACAAGAAGGTGCAGAACTTCCATTATTTAGTATACAAGTATTAATAAACGAAGGATTAGCAAAACAAATAAAGGGTAATATGGGAGAACCATACCACCCTCCAGTATTGCTAAGAAATCAAACTGGTAGGTTCTCAGAGTCTGCAAGGTTATTAACTTTAACAAGAGGTCAAAGAGGAACACTGTTGGGTACTTATACCTATCAAAGAGATCCCTAT